GAACTCCTGGTTCTGGATTTTCAAATTTAAAATATGAGAGTGTTATAAAAGGTAGTGGTGGAAGAGGTGGAGCAGCTCCTGTAGATCTTGTGGCTACTATGTTGAAGACAAAAGTACCTGGACATACATTTGTGAATAGACATCAAGATTATCCAGAAACAGCAGAAGATTTTAAGAATGATAGTAGAAATTATGAAAGAATGTATAATACATTGAGAACCAATATAAAGGGAACAACTAGCTATGATGAATTTAAAGCAAGAATACTTAAGATGTATAGATCTAATAATCCAAAATCAAAGGCAGTTGCACAGTCTAAATTAATGCAACTCAATTTCTTTTCAGATGTTATGTCTAGAACTAGTAAGAAACCTGAAGAATTTTGGACAGATTTATTATATCTTTCTCTTAAGGTTGGAAGTAGATTTGCACCTCACGGAAAATTAGCATGAATCCCCAAGTTACAGAATTATTACAGTCTTTTGAAACTGATTCGAAGGCACCAAGAAAACGATATAATGATTTTCTTGCTCATGTCTATACAACAATGGATAAAAAGATATCTATGTGTAAGACGGATAAAGAAATGAATAAATATAAGAAAATGAGAATGAGTATTCTCAGATACATAGTTGCAAATGAAAAAGCAATAATAGTAAAAATTTCTAAGTAATGAAAAAATTCTCTCAATTTTTATCTGAGGCAACAACCGCTGTTCAACAAGCGGCGAGAATGGGTCTTGTCAGTGATGGACATGGTGGATGGTATGATAAGAAGGGAGAGTTTGTTGCTAAAACTGAAAAGGGTCAATTAAAGTTTTATAATAAAAGACAACGAATTGGACGCCAAGATCCAGCACAAACTGATAAAGAAAAGAGATTATCCCAAACCTCTTACGAAACTGAACCCGCACAACAAGAACCAGCACCACAACAGCAGGAACCAGCAGCAGAGAAACCAGAAATGGTTCCTCCTGAAGTGGAAAAAACAAAAGGAACTCTAACAATTGCTTTTGGACGTTTCAATCCACCAACAACTGGTCATGAAAAACTTTTGGATACTGTAGCATCATCATCAGATGATAGTGACTATATTATTGTTCCTTCACGCAGCCAAGATAAGAAAAAGAATCCTCTTGATCCAGATACTAAAGTTTCTGTAATGAGACAGATGTATCCAAAGCATAGTGAGAAAATTGTAAATGATCCTGCTAATCGCACGATCTTTGATGTGCTCAAGAAAGCACATATGGATGGATATGCTGGTGTAAGAATTATTGGTGGTGGTGATAGAGTTAAAGAATATGAAAGACTCTCAAACGATTATAATGGAAAACTATATCAATTTGATAATGTAGAGGTTCGTTCTGCTGGAGAAAGAGACCCAGATGCTGAGGGCACAGAAGGAATGTCTGCATCAAAGCAGAGAAAGGCGGCAGCAGAAGGAGATTTTAAAACTTTCCGTAAGGGTGTCCCTGCTTCAATGAATGATAAGCAGGCAAAGGAACTTTATAATACTCTTCGTTCTGCTATGAACATTAAGGAAGGTTGGAATTTATGGGAGATTGCTCCTAAGTTTGATTGGAAAAATCTTCGCGAAAATTATATTCAAGAAAAGATTTTTAAAATGGGTCAACTTGTAGAGAATGTAAATACTGGACTGATTGGTAAGATTATTCGTAGAGGAACCAATTATTTGATCTGTGTAACCGAAGACAATATCATGTTCAAATCTTGGATCAAAGACGTTGTTGAAACGAAAAATTATCAAGAAGTACCTCTTAAGAATTTGAAGAAATTGGTCGCAACTGCAAGCAATAAATTGACTAATGTTTCTGGTGTTCCTGCTGATCAAAGACTTGTAGGAACAGATGCACATAGAAAATATGTAGAAACTATGGTTCCAGGAAGCACTTGGGGAAAACAATTCATAAATAAGTATAGGAAAAAGTAAGTAATTACAAATTAGATTCTAATGGAAAAGCCTACAGGTTCTCCAGCAGTTGGAGCAAAGCAGCAAATTGAGAAACAAGCAAGACAACTTGCTTATGATACTCGATATAAAGTGAAGCAAGCAATGGCTGCAAAGAGTGGTGGGAAAATGGATCCTGCTGCTGTAAGAAAGGCATATATGTCTCAACTTGGTAAGTCATCTGCTGCTCCTGCAGTAAAAGCAAGAGCAAAGCAAATGTTGCTTGGTGAGGACTATGTTGATGCTAAGCAATTAGCAAATGATTCCATGGTTTCTGCATTATATAAGGTATTTGTCGAAGGAATTGAAGAACCAGTAGAAGAAGTAAAAGAAGAAACTGAAGAGAAAAAATATAAAATAAAAGTCACCGATAAGAAGACAGGTAATACATATGTGAGAATGGCGTCCCGTTCTAAGATTGCTGAACTTCGTAGAAATCCAAATATTTCTTCAGTAGAAATGACTGGTTATGGTTCTATTGGTGATGATGAGAAATCCAAGGGAGCAAAAACTGCTAAGGCAAAAGCAGGAAAAGGATTAGATCCAGTAGGGCAAGAGGATAAAGATATTGATAATGATGGCGATCATGATAAAACTGATAAGTATCTTCTAAAGCGTCGTAAAGCAATCGGTAATGCAATTGCTACTCGCAAAGAAGAAGTCATCTATGAAAAAGATGAAAAAGAAGATAGTAGTGTTGAAAAAAAGATTACTGGAGAAGGTGTAAACAACAAGAAACTTATCAAGGTTTATCCTGATGTTAAGGAGCAAGTAGCAGCACCAAAAAAAGAAGAAGATAATAAACCAACTGCAATGTCTCCACAAGAAAAGCAGCAGTTGGAGATGAAGAAGAAAATGCTTCAGAAAAAGATGATGATGCAAAGACAAACTTTGCAGATGCAAAAGCAAGGAAGACTTCCTTTAAATTACAGTGAAGAGTGTGGTGATGGGGAAGTTTGCGATAAGTGTGGTAAGTCACCTTGCGAATGTGAGTCCGAAGATCCACGCGGAATGAAAACTAAAGTAAATCTTATTAGAAATAAGATGAGAGCAATGGGTCTCAAGATGTCTTATGAACCTGAAGGTGATAAGATTAATGAAGAAGATTATGATCGTATGAAAGATCGCCGCATGGAGCGCGGTGGTGTTGATGGTAATGTTGATTATCGTCGTCCTCCTGCAAGAAAGGCAACTAATGCCGAACTGGGCATCAAACCAGGTAAAACTGCAGTTCAAAAAGAACTGGAGAAAAAGTATGGAAAGGGTAAGTCAGCGATGGATATTGTCCGTGCTGATATCCAAGCAAAACACGGTAAGGGGTCTATCAAATAATGCCCGCAGTATCTAAAGCACAGCAACGGTTCATGGGTATGGTCCATGCCGTTAAGAAAGGAGATATGCCTGCACCTTCTCCCGAAGTTGCTCAGGCTGCAGCATCCATGAAAAAGGGTGATGCTAAAGATTTTGCATCTACAAAGCATAAAGGACTTCCTGAAAAGAAGAAAGTTGAAGAGGGAATTGGTTTAGAAGTTGCGAGAGCAATTGATAAGACTAAACCACCTCTTGGTCGTCCAAGTTTAAGAAGAAAAGTTAGTGATACTCTCAAAATGAGAGAGATTGATAAATCTACCAAAAAGAATCGCAAGTTTACTCATGCAGATTCCCCAGGAAGAAAATCATTTAAAAATTTTGTTTCTGATGTAGAGGCAGCAAAAAATAAAAAATAATTTGCTATATATTGATAGACCATTTGGTACAAAATCATGTTAGGATTTTTACTTCCACTCGCAGCAAAGGTAATTCAAGATGCCGTCGCCAAAATTCCAGAAAATGAAGAACTCGGTGAAAAGTTGGTTGAGATCTGTCTTGTTATCTTGGGTAAAGCGGTTAAGCTGACCAAGACTGATATGGACGATCAACTTCTTGAGGTTGTTACTAAGGCAATCAAAGCAAGAGAATCTTGATTAAAAGGAGACCGTAAGGTCTCTTTTTTTTATAAATATCTTTATAAAAGAATTATAGGTAGGGAACATGGCTCTTTGGGGCAATAAAGATCTTGTTTATTCTGACGGAACAGTCACAGTTAATTTCGATAGTAAGAAAGTTGTAAGAGTAGGAACAAGCGCAACTTTTAACACTGCTGGTATTACTACTGGTAACGTTATCAAAGTTGGTTCTGGTGCAACTTATGGTTATGCCGTAATTACTGCTGTTGATTCCGCTTCTGCACTATCCATCGCTAGCACGGATGGATTTGTTTCTGGTCTCAGCACAGTTCCAGGAACAACATACGAAATTTCTTCAGAACCACTTTACACTGTTGTTGACTCTGTTTATAGAGCACCAGAAGTAAAAACTAGTGGATTCTCAACCAGTTCACTCTTCACGGGTGTATTTGGTGTAGACAAAGTTGAGGTTGGTATCGCTACTACTAGTGCATACGCAGTATCTCACAGTGGATGGGTTGGAATTACCTCATACTATGATATGCACGGAAATCTAAGAGTTAAGCACGAAGTGTTGGTCGCTGGTGGAATTAGCACTGCAGCTGGAACTGACGCTGACGACGATTCACTCTTTGCCGATAGCTGATAATATGGTATGAGATTTGATGAATTGAACGAGAGTAACTATTTACTCTTCGCTATAAAATTCTATGATAATCCTCAAGCAGTCACTAGAGATGACTTTGAAGATGATTTGAAGAGAATAAAATATGTAAAACGATTGTTGAAAAGATACAAAAATACAGGTGTGCTAAAAACACACCTTATTTTAAATCACCTAACGGTCCTTTTTAATGTTTTTAATGAAGCTGCTGTTCCCCTATTGTTCTACAATTTGGAAAAGGATCTTTGGCCATCAATAAAAAGTTTTTTATTATTTTTAAAGAGGGTTCCTGAATATCCAAAAACTGAACTTAATTATATTGAAGAAGATCAAAACTGTATAGCAGAATTAAATTCAATCTAATGGACATCAATAAAATTATTGGTATTATAAGATCTTTAAAAGAAGAAGCGCCAACAATGAGTGTTGCTGGTGGCGGAATTGCCGGATTGCCCCCCGACGAGCCACCAGTTTTTAAAAGAAAGAAAAAGAAGAAGGATGAAATGCCGACCATAATTGGTAGAGGTAGATTTCCTGGTGCTAGAGCACGTTGGAGAAAGGGAGTCGGATAATGTTCTCTCAAGGTTCTAAAGTAGCGGTTCTTGAATCGAAACTTGATATGTATGAGGACCTTTCCCGTGAAATGCTGGCGAAGTTAGAATCAGCAGTAGAAAAAATATCAGAAGGAAATAATCGTATTGCTCAAATTCTCACAAAGCACGATGAGAGAATAGAGCAAAGTATGAAGACCGATACACTCATTATCAAAATGATTGATGAGTTAAAATCTGAAAGTGAAAAGGATCATAAGGTTATTCATGATAGAATTGATAAATTGCAGGTAGAAATAAAAGCGTTTTCAAAATTTAGATGGCAGGTAGGAGGAGTGTTAGTAGTAGCAGCACTTCTTATTGGAGCAGGCAGTAGAATCGCCCCAATCTTCTTGACTCAATCGCCTCAGCAGAGTATAATAGGGCAACCCAAGTAGTGCTTTTGTAATGGATTTGGTTGATTCCAAGTATATTGGATTAGTTTCGTCACGCCTACAAAAATTTAAAAGGGTAAAGTCGGATCTCTACAACTTCCGCTGTCCTATCTGTGGCGATTCGCAACGTAACAAGAACAAGGCACGGGGATACATATACGCAGTAAAAAATAACACTAATTTTAAATGCCACAATTGTGGTGCTAGTTTATCTTTAAATAACTTTCTCAAGAAAATTGATCCAACATTGTATAAGCAATATACTCTTGAGAAATTTAAAGAAGGTCACACTGGTAAAAACTTTGTAGTCGATGAACCTAATTTCAGTTTTAAAAAACCTGTATTTAAATCCAAAATTATTCTCCCTCTATGTAATGAGGTGGAAAGTAGTAGAACCTATTTACAAAAACGTAGAGTTGATCCCAGAAAGTTTTATTATGCAGAAAACTTTAAAGAGTTTTGTAACACGTATAAGGAAGTATTCACAAACACGACTCGTGATGAACCTCGCATCATCATCCCCCTATATCAAGACAAAAAATTAATTGGTTTCCAAGGAAGATCGCTAGGTCCATCTTCCAATAAATATATCACTGTTATGTTGGACGAGGAGGCACCGAAAATTTATGGATTGGACACAATCGATAAAAAACTACCAGTCTATGTGGTCGAAGGACCCTTCGACAGCACTTTCGTCAACAATAGCGTGGCTCTGTGTGGTAGTGATGGTGATGTGGGTTGTCTTGAGGGAAGCGATCTCATTTTTGTTTATGATAATGAGCCCCGCAATAAAGAAATTGTCCGCAGAATTAGCAACACTATCGACAGAGGAGGAAAGGTCATTATCTGGCCAACAAACATTATAGAAAAAGATATCAATGATATGGTTTTAACTGGACTTAATGTTATGGACGTGTTAAAATCAAATATCTACTCAGGTTTAGAAGCAAAAATCAAATTTAACAGTTGGAAGAAAGTATGAGCAACGGTACGAAAGTTATTAAACGGAACGGTAAAACCGAACCACTTGATTTGAATAAACTACATGTGATGGTAGAGGAGGCATGTAAGGATCTTGCAGGAGTCTCTGCATCACAAGTTGAGATGCAATCTGGTATTCAATTTTATGATGGTATTACGACGGGAGAGATTCAGGAAATTCTGATTCGTTCTGCATCTGACCTGATTGATTTGGATCATCCCAATTATCAATTCGTAGCAGCACGTCTGCTTCTGTTTGCACTTCGTAAGCAGTTGTATGGACGTATGCATGAATTTCCTTCTGTTAAAGAGCACACACAACGTTGTGTGGAAATTGGGGTATATGATGCCGAAATTTTGAATCTATATTCAAATGAGGAGTTTGATAAACTCCAATCATATGTCGATCATAGTCGCGATTATCTCTTTACATACGCTGGTTTGCGTCAGGTTGTTGATAAGTATCTTGTTCAGGACAGAAGTTCTGGGAAACTTTATGAAACGCCTCAGTTCATGTATTTGATGATTGCAGCGACTATCTTTTCAAAATATCCAAAAGAAACACGTTTAGACTACGTTAAAAAGTACTATGACGCAATCTCAAGACACAAAATCAACATTCCCACACCTATCATGGCGGGAGTGCGAACTCCACTTCGACAATATGCTAGCTGTGTCCTTGTTGATGTTGATGACACCCTCGATAGTATCTTTACTAGCGATATGGCTATTGGCCGATACGTTGCACAAAGGGCGGGCATCGGTATCAACGCAGGTCGAATCCGTGGGATCAACAGTAAGATCCGAGGCGGAGAGGTTCAACACACAGGTGTTGTCCCCTTCCTCAAAAAGTTTGAATCAACTGTGCGATGCTGCACACAAAACGGGATCCGAGGTGGGTCAGCTACTGTTCACTTTCCTATCTGGCACCAAGAAATCGAAGACATCATCGTCTTGAAGAATAACAAGGGTACAGAGGACAATCGCGTAAGGAAACTTGACTACTCAATTCAAATTTCAAAAATCTTCTACGAACGTTTTATCAAAAACGAATCAATCTCGCTCTTCTCACCTCACGCAGTTCCAGGTCTGTATGATGCTTTTGGAACTCCTGATTTTGATGAACTATATGTACGTTACGAACGAGATCAGTCTATTCCAAGAAAGACTATCGGAGCTCAAGAATTATTTCTGGACCTCTTGAAAGAAAGAGCAGAAACTGGTAGACTGTATATCATGAACATTGACCACTGCAACTCTCACTCGTCCTTTGTGGACAAAGTTGAGATGAGCAATCTGTGTCAGGAGATCACACTCCCTACTAAACCACTACAGCACATTGATGATACTGATGGCGAAATTGCTCTCTGCATTCTTAGTGCTATTAACGTTGGAAAAATTAGGGATCTTGAGGATCTTCAAGTTCTTTGCGATCTTGCTGTTAGGAGTCTTGATGAACTCATTGATTTTCAGGGATATCCAGTCAAAGCAGCAGAGATCGCCACAAGGGCACGTCGTTCCCTTGGAATCGGTTATATTGGTCTAGCACATTATCTCGCCAAGCACGGGCATTCATATGATGCTCCAGACGCTTGGAAAGCAGTACACGATCTCACAGAGGCATTCCAGTATTATCTGATCCGAGCAACTGTTGATCTTGCTAAAGAAAAAGGTGCTTGTGAGTACAGTGATCGCACCAAGTATGGTCAGGGAATTCTCCCAATTGATACATACAAGAAGGACGTAGATGAAATTGTTCCAAATGAGCTTTTCTATGATTGGGATAGTCTCAGATCAGATCTATTCCTTTACGGAGTCAGGAACTCAACATTGTCCGCACAAATGCCTTCGGAGAGCAGTTCCGTTGTGTCAAACGCAACAAATGGAATCGAACCACCTAGAGGATACCTGTCCGTTAAGAAGAGTAAAAAAGGACCCCTTAAGCAGATTGTCCCCCAATATCAATCTCTTAAGAACAATTATACGCTTCTGTGGGATATGGAGTCCAATCGTGGTTATATTAATATTGTTGCTGTGATGCAGAAGTTCTTTGACCAGGCAATTTCTGGTAACTGGAGTTACAATCCACAGAACTATCCAGATAATGAAGTCCCAGTGTCCGTGATGGCACAAGACCTTTTAACTACATATAAGTACGGTTGGAAAACCAGTTACTACCAAAACACTTATGATTTCAAGACTGATGAGGTTGATGAAACCAAAGAGTCTCTTGAAAGTTTAATCTCTCAACTAGAAAACGCAGAGGAGGAAGATTGTGAGTCTTGTAAGATTTAAGACAGGGTTGGAAGATAAAAAAGCGGTTGATTCAATGACCGTTTTTAATTCCAACGAAGTAGACACCAAAAAGCAACCAATGTTTTTTGGTCAACCATTAGGAATTCAAAGATATGACTCTTACAAATACCCAATCTTCGACAAATTAACAACACAGCAGTTGGGATACTTCTGGAGACCTGAGGAGGTCTCCTTGCAGAAGGACCGTAGCGATTATCATATGCTTCGTCCTGAGCAAAAACATATCTTCACCAGCAACCTGAAGTATCAGGTTATGTTGGACTCCGTTCAGGGTCGTGGTCCTGGTATGGCGTTTGCGCCATACTGTTCCCTTCCCGAACTGGAGGCTTGTATGAAGGTGTGGGAATTCATGGAAATGATTCACTCACGCTCCTACACATATATTATCAAAAACGTTTATTCAGACCCATCTGAGGTTTTTGATACCATCCTCAAAGAGGATCGCATTATGGAGCGTGCGGTAAGTGTAACTCAAGCGTATAATGACTTTATCAATGCAGCACATCGTTATGATAATTCTAACGAATGGCAGCACGCATTAGAAGGAATCTACTACGCACAAGAGGCAAGGTATGAACTCAAACGCAAACTCTTCAGAGCAGTTGCAAACGTTAATATTCTTGAAGGCATTCGCTTTTACGTCTCATTTGCTTGCAGTTTTGCTTTTGGCGAACTCAAACTTATGGAAGGAAGTGCAAAAATCATCTCACTAATCGCTAGAGATGAAAATCAACATCTAGTGATTACTCAGAACATTCTAAATAAGTGGAAGGAGGGCGATGATCCAGAAATGGCACGCATCGCTAAAGAAGAGGAACAATGGGTCTACAAGACCTTTGAGAACGCAGTTAATCAAGAAAAACTGTGGGCAGAGTATCTCTTCAAAGATGGTTCTATGATTGGTTTGAATGACAAACTGTTGCAACAGTATGTCGAATGGATTGCTAATCGTAGAATGAAGGCAATCGGACTCAAACCGCTCTATGACATTCCCGCAAAAAATAATCCTCTCCCTTGGACGGAGCACTGGATTTCATCAAAAGGTCTACAAGTGGCTCCGCAAGAAACGGAAGTTGAATCATACATCGTCGGAGGAATCAAGCAAGACGTTACCAAAGATACCTTTGCAGGATTCTCCTTGTAATGGTGGATGTGGTAAATGCACTTGTTTAAAAACTGAAGATGCTATTAAAACATATAAAGAAGCGGCAAAGTCTGATGATTATATGTTTGGAAACTATAATGGATATGATGCATATAAGGAGGGTCGATAAGACCCTCTTTTTTTATAAATAAATTTACGGACAAAATATGTAAGAACAATGCTGCCAACTGATATTAGAGCAATTAGCGAAGCGTATCAAAAAATCTATGCTCCAAAAGAAGAAGTTCTTGGAGAAGATTTTATTACCGAAGAGCTATTTGACCTTACGGATGAAGAAATCCAAGAGCAGGTAGAGGAATTTTTCCTTGAGTGTGTTGAAGAGGGATATGATATTGATGAAGTAGAAAGAGTAATTTGTGAGCACATTGATGCTTCTTTAGAAGTTTTATCAGAAAGAGTTGATCCAAGAGAAACTCAGCGCAGAAGAGATCAGGCAAAAGATAGACTTGCTACTAGCAAGGCAATGAGTTCTGCTGCTTCCAAGTCTGAAGGTGGTGGCGATAGAGGATCTAGACTTTCCAGACTTAAGGGTGCAGTTAAGACTGCAGCAAAGGTCGCCAAGGCAGGCGCTAAGGTAGCAGGTAAGGCAGCACAAGGCGGCGTAGGACTTGCTGCAAGGGCAGTAGGAACCGCTCAGAGAGCAGGTAGCGCAGTCAAGGGTGCTGCTCAGAGTGGATATGAAAGAGGCAGACAAGGTTCTGGTGGAGGGTCTTCTAGTTCCTCTGGTGGGTCTTCTTCTGGCGGTGGATCATCATCGGGTGGTAGTGAATCTTCTTCTGATGAGGGATCATACTCCGCTCCTGCAAAGCGTAAGGGTGGTCTTCTGAAGAGAGGTCTAAAGAAACTTGTTAGAGGCGTTGGTAAGGCAGTATCTGTCGGTGCAGGTGCTGTTAAGGCGGGTGCAGACTATGCAGTTTCTAGAGCAAGAAAGGAAGAACTAGAAGCATCTGGATTGTTCTCCGAGAAGGAGATTGAGTCAATCATGGAAGCAGAAATGATTGATGAGAACCGTCGTGCTGCCCGTGCTGCTGGTGGTTCCAAGGATGATTCCAAGAAACAACCAGATCCTTCCAAGGATGGTTTCACTGGTATCGGTAACATGAGTATCGACCAGATCCGTAAGATGTCTGCTCGTATTGAGAAAGAGAAGACTAAGAAGGAAGAAGTTGAGTATGTCGATATGGGAGATGAGACCTTTGATCTTTTTAATATGATTATGGAATTTCTCTGTGTAGAAGGTTATGCTGATGACCTTGACCATGCAGAGTGGTTAATGGCAAACATCATCAATGAAGAAGCAGTTGCGATTATTCTGGAATCCTCTTATGAAGATGATGAAGAAGGTGAAAAGGAAATGAAGAAAGGAAAGAAGAGTAAGAAAGAAAAGGAAGAGGAAGAGAGTGAAGAAGAACTGGATGAAGCAATCACCAGCGAAAAGGGTAAAGCAAAAGCAGCAGAAATGATTGCTAAGCGCACTACTGCTTCTGGTAGAGCAAAGTCTGGTCAAGGTGCTTCTGTTTCTCAAATCAAGCACATTAGTCGTGCTAATGTAGATGGATATGGCGGAACTCCTCCTAATCTAAAAGTTGCTAAGAACCCAGTAAAATCCAACTTTACTGGTCTCAATACTGGAACTGGAAACAAAGCAGCAAGAAGAGCAGCAGCACTTAAGAAAGAAGAGTTTGAGGCATGGCTTGATGAAGCAATGAGCAATTATGATCGCAATCGCAAGAGAGCAGCACAAAGAGCAGCAGCAAGAAATGCTGCTAGAGATGCTGGTAAGACTGGTGTAGTTCCTGGTGTCGGTTATGTAACTCCTAGAAGGGAGAGAGAAACATACGTTGATTCTGCAGGCATAACCCGTCATAAGTCGGGTGCTAAGATGCCCAAAGACTGATATAAAACTTACATAACACTCAGGAGGGGAAACCCTCCTTTTTTATTATCTAGTAACTGATTTTTTTACGATTACTTCACCTTCAACAACCCTATCCGCAATTTCATCCTTAGTAATTACAATATCGTAGTAATATCTTCCTGGACTTAAAGTGTATGATTGTGTGTCTGATAATGAAAGTTTAACTCTACCTCCAGTAGCGTCTGAAACTGAGGCATTTAGATTCACAGAACTTGAAGATCCTCCATGTCGCTTCATTTTGGAGGAGACGGTATATGAGGATAAATTTAATGTAGCATTTGAATCATCCGCAAGTACAAATGTCTGCTCAAAATCTGTACCCGTATGAATGATTAGATTGACTGAATATACCGCCATTTGAAGATTCTTTAAAACTATTTATTTTTTAAGTTGTTATTCCGGTTCTTACTAAGACCATACCTTCAACAACAACAGATTTCAAATTCGCAGCATCTGTTAGTAAAACATCATAAACATATCTACCTTCTTTAATACCTGCAGTTGTAGAGGAACTCAGAGAAAGTGTTATGAGACCATCAGCAGCACTCGTGATACCAACTGTAAAGTCCGCTGTTTTTGTTTCTGATTCTGCATGTTTTCTCATCATCGATGATGCAGCGTATCCAGTAAGATTAACCGCAGAACCAGATGAGTTCAATATTGTTAATGGTTGAGAGAAAGTTTCTCCAGCATTAATCGTTATATTATTTACATATACAGACATTATTGTAAGTCTTTATTGAATATTTATCAAGGGGCTTGACAAGAACTCAAATCGTGAGTAGGATACCTTTGTTCCGGTTGAAGGATAAATAATAGCTCTATAAGATTATATTATGAGCTATGAGAATCCATGGAGATATGATGGGAAAGTTTTTGACTCTGATGATATTGGGAACTACTTTGGGTTTGTTTATCTCATTACCAATAAGTACAACGGACGATCGTACATTGGTAGAAAGTATTTCTGGTCGTTTAGAAAACCTCCTGGAAAGAAAAGAAAAGTAAAACAAGAATCAGACTGGAAGAAGTATTATGGTTCTTGTCCAGAATTAAAAGA